TGGCAGCGAGGCAATGAAGGTTCATGGGGCGAAGTTGCAACAACTTCTTTCATGCGGGCTTACTATGAGTCACTAGCCGATGGGGTGATCATCTCACTCATTGACGGGACTGAAATAAGGAAGACAGGAGGAGGTGGCACTGGTTCTGCTCCCACGAGCCCTAACAATCGTGACTGGGTGAGAGTTGCATTTCGTGCAGCCTGGTCGGCTGTGACAGGACTTCCGTGCTCGTATTTCAAGCACCATGTCGTCTTTGCAAATGCCTCGGACGACGTCAAAGGCTCAACTTCAAATCTTACGAAGGAGATGATGCCCGAAATCCTCTTCTTTATGAAGGAAAATTATGGTGTACTTTTCGACCTTGAGTGGACTGAGACGGTCGATGGGATGCTCCACCTTATTACTGTGGGCAAACCTGACTTAACGATGTATGAACGACTTGGATTGCCACCCCCTTCCTTGCCGGTCCAGCATGATCAGAAGCGGCTCTTTACAATGAGAAGTGAATACAGGGCGGATCGCATGAGATTGAATCATCTTGTCGCATGCGATCATATCTCTACAAGGTCTATTGGGCATGTTTACCTGACAGCCCACAATCCTGATTCCTATCATGACATTGCAGAGGATTGGATTGAAGCGACCACTTCTTTCCTGACCCAGTTCGTCCAACAAGTTGAGGTTGAAGTGGCAACGGACCCGAGTGGATTGATAGCAGGTGCGACGATTATGGTGACCGATCTCAGCCCATCAAAAAGGCTGAGTAAAGCTGCTGAGAAGTGGCACCCGTCTGATCGTGACAAGTGGGTTTCTTCCCAGGTTCGATTTGCGCAGAAGTGGCTACGGGCTCACCGGCTCCCGACGTATAATGTTGTTTTCTTTACCTGGGTGTCGCCTCCGACAGGGCCTTCGGCGATTGAGAGAAGATATAGGCATCTTCCAGTCCCTAAGGCTGTTTCACCTTTGTTGGACGTGCTCCGTCTAGGTGTTGTCAGGGCGGACGAGACTATCTCAATAGTGCCTCGTAGTTTGGTAAAGATCGGAGGTGAAGCCGATATTTACCGGCTGCTGACTCCTTTCACTCACTCCGAATTCATCATTGAGAGTTATGTCTGGTTGAAGTTCCTTGAGCGTGAAGGCCGGAGGCCCTCGATGGCCGAGCTTGTTTCCCAGCTCCGTATATCACCATTTGGTGCCGCTGTTGACCCAAAAGCATTCATCAATTGGGTGTATAGCCCTGACGGTGCCCCTATTATGAATTCTGATCAAGCTGCTAAGGACAAGGTTGCCGGTGCGCTGTTGGCCTCGCTGATCCTTTATACGGTGTCCGACATGGTATTGATCTGGTTCACTAGTTGGAGGGTCCTTGGTACGTTCATCATCATGGCCTTCTTCTTAACCCAAAAGATTGATATCATATATTCCTTGATTTCACTTTGTTTCTGGGTCGGCGAGGGCACCGTTTCACTCCAAGTTTCCAACCTTGCTTCGAGGGATATTTATCTGATCCTGAAGATATTTTCACTCTTAGTTATACAGTCACTAGGCTTGAAAGAATGGTGCCGTATACCTGGCATGTGGGCTTTCGTATCATCGTTGTCATGGCCCGCTAAGGTCTTGATGTTGGTTCAACAGGCGAAGATGGCGGTACCTCAGGCGTCACAGAGGCTCCTTGTTCAGGAGTTCGATCGTACAACATGGAGATCTCAGGTGCTAGAGGTCACGCGTTCAAAAGGCTCGCCGCAGTTTCCCCTCCTTATTGGGGGAACGGGCCGCGGTAAAAGCACATCGTTTGTCGCTTCCTTGTGGGAGACAGGGAATTTCCGTCGCATCATAATGCTTGTGCCGACGAATTCATTACTGGAGGATTATGACAATGAGTATCTTCC